TGATGTATTGTTATTCAGTTTCTTAGTAAAAACCGTGCAAAGATATAATTTTATCACGAACCATCGAAATAATTTGTATCTTTGTTGCCGAATGTACCGAAAATCGGGGAACACTTATGAAAAAGATTGTTATTTCTCTTCTGCTATTGACTTTATCGTTTCGCCTGTCAGCTCAGATCGACTATCTGGAGCCGGTGAAGCCTTTTACTACCTATACGGGTGAGTTGGGTGAGTATTATCGAAATGTCTTTTCTTTGCTTAATACAGGTTTTCAACAGCGTCCTTACGCGCGTTTTGTAACCATTCCTTCTTTTTCGCCGGAATATGCAATGTCGGTAGAGAAGAAGAATGGACGTTGTCTGTTGATTGCGAATACCTTGTCGCGTACCTATTGGCAGGCAGAGAAAGGAACGGTGAAAGTGGAAACTAAATCAGTGGAGATCAGTCAGTCCTTATACCAGTCTTTGGGAGCTATCGCCCGTTTGGTAACCAGTCAGATACAGGATTTGGACGGTTCGACAGCCGGACTGGATGGAGTTGTTTATTACTTCTCATCGACAGATGCGAAAGGAAAAGAGATGATGGGACGGAAGTGGTCACCCATGAAAGGTACTTTGATGGAGCGGCTTGTGTTGGTTTGTCAGTCGGCTTATATGTTATCTCAGGGAGAAAATATTTCGGAACAAGCATTGGCGGAGGAAGCGACCGCTTTATTGAAAGAACTGGAGAACCGTACCAAAGAACAGCCGGACGCTCACAAAAAGCCGATGTATGTGGGGATTTATTCTGTCGGTCCGAAGCTCAAAACGCATTCGGGAAAGCAAATTGAAGAATTACCCTGCTTGGCTGATGTTTGTGTACGGGAATATGTAGCCGGACAAATGATTTATCCTGCAGAATTGCTTAAAGACAATGTCTCGGGATATGCTTTGTGTGAGTTTACTATAGATAAGGAAGGAGTGATTCTTCGTCCTCATATATTAAAATCGACTCATTCGGAGTTTGCCGAAGAAGCTCTTCGCATTGTAAAGGAAATGCCGAAGTGGACACCGGCACTGGTAGGAGGCAAGGCAGTTGAAAGTGATTATACCCTTTATGTCCCTTTCCGTCCCCAGTTGTATAAAGAACAGTTGCAGATACGCGAACGCGAGTTGTCCAAAAAACATTAATGCCCGGAACTTTTCTCTTTTTATATTGTATTATCATTGTAACCAATAAAAAAAGAGAAGATATGGATGATATGATTAACAGACACGATTCGATAGCCGAAGAAAATATCGAACCGAATGGCCGTCCGGCTAAGAATGAGTTTGAAGAATGGAGTACTGAAGTTACCGATCGTGCAGATAATGTATTCAAAGGTGATACGAAAGACGGTCCCATCAAGGATCGTGAGAAACGAATAAAAGAAATGGATGAAGTGATAAAAAAGGACCTTGAATAAAGGGCCTTTTTTATTGTATATATGATATCTTTTTTAACGAGATCTGGTGCTTGTCGTTGTAGGCTATGAGAAACTTTTCAGTAACTTTGTTGCCTAAAAATATAGATAGTATGATAAAGGCATTGTTGCTTGATGTAGATGGAACTTTGTTGAGTTTTGAAACTCATAAGGTGTCGCAATCCTCTATAGATGCTCTTAAAAAAGTACATGATAGTGGAATTAAGATCGTGATTGCTACCGGTAGGGCGGCAAATGATCTTCATGAGATTGACGCTGTGCCGTATGATGGAGTTATCGCACTTAATGGAGCAGAGTGTGTATTGCGTGACGGAAGTGTGATAAGAAAAGTAGCAATACCTGTACAAGACTTTAGAAAGTCAATGGAGCTTGCACGGGAATTTGATTTTGCAGTCGCTCTCGAATTAAATGAAGGTGTATTTGTCAATCGCCTTACCCCGACTGTCGAACAGATTGCCGGAATTGTTGAGCATCCAGTTCCACCGGTTGTCGACATCGAAGAGATGTTTGATAAAAAAGAATGCTGTCAACTTTGTTTTTATTTTGATGAGGAAACAGAACAAAAAGTGATGCCGCTTCTGCCGGGTCTTTCCGCAACGCGCTGGCATCCTTTATTCGCTGATGTTAATGTCGCAGGGACAAGCAAGGCAACTGGTCTCTCGTTATTTGCCGATTACTACAGGATTAAAGTTGCTGAAATAATGGCGTGTGGTGATGGCGGTAATGATATCCCCATGTTGAAGGCTGCCGGAATAGGAGTGGCGATGGGAAATGCGTCCGAAAAAGTTCAGTCAGTTGCCGATTTTGTCACTGATACGGTGGACAATAATGGGCTTTGCAAGGCTTTGAAACAATTCGGGGTAATATAAAAGTGTCTTAATGAAGGCTGACTACAAAGCCAATCACAGGTTTAAAATAAAAAAAAGAGTAACTTATCATAAGTTACTCTTTTCATTTTGTGGAGCGTATCGGACTCGAACCGATCACCTCGACACTGCCAGTATTAATTCAAAAACGTGCCTATCTGATTAATAATTAATTAGTTATAACGATTGTTTTTTAAGCCTCCGACAAGCGGAAGTAAAAAACGATTTTTAAATACTGTTTTTATGTTCATTTTTATTTCTCATTCTATTTTTTATTTATTACAATTGAGCTACCTGTTTCTAGTTTATTCGGCTAATAGTAAAAATACTATTATGACAGATGAAGAACTAAGAAAATTTTGTTTGAAACAAGCTGTATTGATCTCAATCAACAAGCAACCTCCGAAAGGACTTCGTTTCAACATGTCAGAATCGGTTTCATTATTTGATTTGTCGAATATGATTTTCGAGTACGTTAAATCGGGCACAAAACCACCGATTAAGATAAATTTTCCTATCGGAGATACTGACTAGATTCCTATTCCGGTTATTGTAGCTTTTATAAAATCTTTTAGTTCCATGATGTTGCGGGGTTAGTTATTTTGATGCTGTTAATATCATAGGCTAGCTTCCTTCATGTCTTTTATAACTTCTTTCAAGTCTATATCATATTCCTTCAAAATTTCGTCATACACTTTATCTAGTAAAGGTGCTTTCATAATCTTTTTCAACTTTTCTCCTATTATATTAATGGAACTTCCGTTCATGTATTGAATATTTATAGAAACAGGAATATATTTATCTATTGTATGATTATACCAAGTGTTTTCCCATGTGTATTCTACTACTTCTCCTTCTTCTATTGGTCCCACACCTTTTCTCGTTATCTGTGAGTAGTTTCTAATAGAACAATAGCATCTATCCTTAACTGCATTGATTGGATAGCCAGTTACAGATATATATTTTATAACTTTGGGAGATATATTTTTAAGTCTAAAGTTTAAATTAGTACCACCCGCACTATTGGGATCACTTGTGTACAAATACTCAATTTCAATTGGCATGCCTGCCTTTATAAGTGCTTTTTGATCTTCTGAATACTTTTGCATGATGATAGCCGCTTGTCTCATTTTTAAGTGTTTGATACTATCTAGTTCTTGTTTCTTTTTAGCGATTTCAATTTGATTGATACTGTCTCTTAATCTGTTCACTGCTGTTATTGAATCATTTTTTCTTTTATGGACGGCTAATTTTATTGAGTCATTTCGGTGTTGTATAACTCTTAGACTATCCTCTTTAGCTTTGATATATCGATCTACTACTGTTTTGTCAATACATTCTTTATTTAAGCAATATTCTTTGTTTTTATAAATCACAATAAAAAAAGTTGGATGTTGTTCAAACTCTTTGATAAGTGTTATATCTGCTCCTTCTTTGATCTTTTTATTTGAGTCGAAAGATTCCCCGTTATAGTTATATACTAGATAGCTATCTTTTGAGGTTTTTGTTTTGATTTGACCGAACATAGATGTACTGCATAATAATAGCAGTATTAGAAATATTAGCTCCTTCATTTTGTTTTGTTATTAGTTATTATTTTGCATTAAATCGATATTCGCCTCTTTTAATATCCCTTTTGTCTTTGTCTATTTCTCTTTTTGCATCGCGGAGACTGTTTAGTCCAGAGAGAACATTATTAGCACTATTACGTATATCCTCGTCAGTGTGTCCGATCGTTTTTCCGTCCTCGTTAAAGTAAAAGTTGTGTTCCTTGATCTTTCCGTCTATTTTATATTTCGCTTTTATATATATTCTATTTTTGTCATCTACCAGACTAGGGAAATCAATAGATTTAAAGCACTTGTTTGTTATAGGATCGAGTTTTGCATCTTCTTGATTATATATATTCAAAGCGCTATCTAAAATTAAAATAGCCTCTTTAGTACTTTTTGCTTCGAATGCTTTTGCATTTAGTTTTGCTATATCAGCACCGAGTTTTGAATACATATAAGATAAAGACATTAATTCTTTATATGGAGAATATATACTGTCTATCTCTGAAACTTCGATTATTTCCAATGATGATAAATTGGGATTGTGTTTATTTAGATATATTTCTAAAGGAGTCCCGGTTTTAGTTGAACATCCGTTTAGACATAGTACAGACAATAATGCAAATAGTAGCTTTTTCATTTTGTTTTGTTATTTATTGTTAGTTTAAATCCATGTTTTCACGCTTACCACACCGACGACTAGTGCCCAATCGTGTATTTCATTGACCGGAACATCATAAGGTTTAAAACCTTCTTCCTTATTGAAAGGAACACATTTTATATATCCTTCCTGTTCTGATTCTTCGACCTTTTTTATCATTATACCGTCGTATGTTGCTAAAGCGTATACCTCACCCCATCTTACGTGTGATCTAGTTGTAACGATCCGGCATCCTACAATGTCCCGATCATTAATGCTCCGTTCTGGGACGTTTCTGTTAATCATACTACGACCTCCGGCGCGGATCGTGAAATCACAACCGGGCATATCGGGGATAATATATCGCTCACAGTCTCCTTTTGTTATTGCAGAGTTAAAGCCATTGGGCAGACCGCACGAAGCGGTTACTATGTCTATATGCGGAATGGCTTTGCCTTTTAGACCATCGTAATGAAGGGTATAGTTATTGTTTTCTAAGGGGTTATCTTGTTGCTTTTCGGTTGAACAATTTAAATTTGATCCGAATCTTTTGTTAATATAAGTTTCAATAACGTCCAATCTTAGACTACTTGGCGTTGTTATCCCTTCATAATAATTAGTTAATGTCGATTTGCTCATTCCTAAATCTTTAGCCAATTCGTATCTGCTAACTATTTCTTTATCAATTAGAAATCTTAGTTTCTCTAGTGTTTCCATTATTGGTTGTTATTTGGAAATAGTCTAAATATGGACTATTTTGGTTAATTATTGGACTATTTGTTTTGTATAGTCCAATAATGGACTTATCTTTGTCGCATCAAAGTTAATGAATGAATAAATAACTAACAAATAAAACAAAGGAATTATGAAAGTGAGAATGAGCGATAAAGAAAAAGGCAATATGATAACTCAAATAATGATTAGCATGAAACAAGCCGCTTTTGCTGAAAACAAACCTTTTGATGAAGGTGTATTTTTTGACCTCGCATTTATGAGTGATAAAGAGTTATTGAGAGTTTCGAAACTTTGCGGTATTAAATAAAGCAATTCAATATGAATCCGTGCCCTTCGGGGCTACACAATACACACAACAATGATTATTAAGAAGATAAAAGAACTAAAGAAAGGCGAATATTTCAGACTAAAAGATAACGATTCGGCTCCTGTATGGATTAAAGGCGAATATGTTCGCTCGGAGAAAAAGTATAGTACTTACAAATTCGAAGATGTTAATCATGAAAGATTGATCTGTCCTGATAAGAGCGTATTTACTGATTTTGAATTTTAAACACTAAATAAAATATTAGCAATGAACACAGAAACATCATTTATCGCAAACGCAGAGATTGAGAAAAATTACACAGGAGAACAGCGTCTTTCCGTATTAACTAAGGAGTTTCCAACGATTGAAGAAGCTTTCAAATGGATAGATAAAGTTCGCAAGAGACTGGATATAAAGGGAACCTGTTTTCCTACCTACTATTGGATAGAGAAAAAAACAGCAGATGGAATTGAATCTGAATATGGAGCAGATTTCTTTGAATTTAAACCAACTCGCAAAACTCTTTTGGACTTAAAAGTATCTGATTATGTTTTTTTCTTCAAAGATAAAGAAGATACCGCAAAAGCAACGGCAAGCCAACTTAAAAGAAAGGGGTTAGCCTTATTCAAAACGAAAGCAACCGAAACAGGAATCTATCTAACACGACTACAATGACAACAGCAGAACGTTACAATGAGAAACTAGCGAATGAAATCAACCGAATTTATGACGCTACGAGAGAACTAACCTTTAGTAAAAATATGTCGGCGGAAATCGTCGGAGGTCGCCGGAGGTTGGAGGATTTAGTAGGACGCGGGAAAATCGCAACTGATAAGCCAACCGCACACCAACACGGTAAATGGAGGTGTAAAGCGTCCGACGTACTTAGATACGCTTATAGTGAAGAATATCCAAATTAAAACGAAATATCATGCTAACACTCAAACAAAGCCCTATCGCTATCATCTTAATGCTCCTAGCGTGCAGCCTCGCAGAAGGCGAACCGAAACCGGGCAAACTTATCATCGCACTTCTGATCGTGTTTCTAACGATTATCTATGTGCTAGTCTGTAACTATATAAACGTAAAAAGACATGGCGGCGAATCATCAATGTATCGGTAACTGTCGAATGTGTACGGTGCTAGGCGCATGTCCTGCTGATACTCTAACTTGCGAAGATTGCGGCGAAGAAATCGAACCGGGCGAAGAAATCGAGATAGAAGTCGAAACGTATGAACGCGGCAGACGCGGTACGAAAATAATCACTGTTTGCGCTCGCTGTTATGAGTCGCTTTATCAAGGTGGATCGGATAATTTTTAAACAAAACAATAAAACCTTACGGTGTATAGGTAACTGTATATGAATATGGGTACAAATAATAACTCAAAAGGTAGTGAAATTGGTTTTTGCGGGCTTCTTACTATTGTTTTCATTGTATTGAAACTCACAAATTGTATTAATTGGTCTTGGTGGTGGGTAACGTCTCCCTTATGGATTCCCATAGCTATTTTGATAACTGTAATTATTCTCGTTTCCATACTGAAAGCAATATTTAAATAACCAAACAACACGATTATGACACATTGGAAAACTCAATTCAATTATGACTATCTAGGCGCTTACAGCCTACCGGACGGAAAAGATATAGTTCTCACCATCCGTGAAACGAAAAGAGAACAGGTAGTCGGTGCGTCTGGAAAGAAAGAAGAATGCTTCGTTGCTTACTTCTTCGAGAATGTAAAACCGATGATCCTCAACCGGACGAACTGCAAAACTATGACGAAGATTTTCAAAACACCGAATTTCGAAGAATGGATAAACAAGCAAATTCAGATTGGCGCGGTGATGGTAGACGCTTTCGGCGAAAAGGTTGATTCGCTCCGTATTCGTCCATTCATCCCGAAAGTTGAAAACTCATTGCCTACGGTTGAAACTGGATCGGCGATCTGGAAAAACATTCTAGACGCATTGGCGGGCGGCTATACAGTTGCGCAAGTCCAAATGAAATACAAACTAACAAAAGAACAAATCAAAGAATTAGTAGCACATGAAATCAAGTGAGCAAAAAGAAATCGAATGGAAGGAAAGGAGACGAGGCAAAATAACTGCCTCTACGCTTCCCGATTTAATGAAAGCGGGCAAAGGTTGTCCGTTTGGTAAGGGTGCGTTTGATGCGATGTATTTAGTACGATACGAACGCAGGACCGGGACGATACGGGAAAACGGAAGTAATAAAGCGTTTGATTGGGGACACGAAAACGAACCGCTAGCGGTCGAGTGGGTGAGGACCCAACTAATGAATGAGATCAAGTCGTGTACAACCGATTTTTACGACATCGTTTTCAATGAACCGTTCGAAGGGTTCGGGGATTCACCCGATTTCTATGTGTATGGATTCGACGGGAAAGTTATCGCTCTAGGCGAAATCAAATGTCCGATGTCGCAGGGTAAAATCGAATCTTTGCAATTCGGGAATACCATCGACGAAAAGGACGAGTACTACTGGCAATTCCTCGGTCATTTCCTCGGTCGCCCGGACGTAGACAAACTGTATTACGTCATTTATGACGGCTACGTGAACGACGGTCGGATACTTGAAATGAATCGCGCCGATCATGTGGAGAATATAAAGAAACTCTATGACCGTATCCGGTTAGCTAGTGAAATGATAGACGAATCTATTCGTTCCGGTCTGGATTTACTTGATTGTGTCGATAAGGCAAAATCGGTCCTAGAATTAAAGATACAGATCGAAACGTTAAAGCCGGATGCGAAAAACAGCGTACCGATCAAAAATCAGATTTATAAGCTACGGAAAGAAATACGCAAACTGACAAAGAAATAACCGTCACAACACTAACACAACACGATTAATCACATTTTTTATAAACGATTTAATAAACACGAAATTATGCACAATTGGTTTTTAACAAAAATCCGTTACGAGAAAGTAATGGAAAACGGGATACAAAAGAAAGTAACTGAACCGTATTTAGTCGATGCGCTGAGTTTTACCGAAGCAGAAGCACGAATAACCGAAGAAATGACTCCGTTTATCTCCGGTGAGTTTACAGTGTCCGACATTTCCCGCGCACATTATAGCGAGATATTTACGAGCGAAGAAGATTCTGCTGATAAATGGTATGCCGGACGACTCGCTTTTATTACGGCGGACGAAGTAAGCGGTAAAGAAAAGCGGACTTATACGAATGTTCTGGTACAAGCCGCAGACATTCACGACGCAATGAAGAAACTCGACGAAGGTATGAAAGGAACGATGGCGGATTATTCTTCGATTTCGTTGAAAGAAACGGCGATTGTAGATGTCTACCCATATGGAGTAAAGGAGGGAGAAAGTAAATGAGAAAGATTCTGTTTGTTTTAATGGCTCTTTGCCTGTTCTCGTGTGATCGGAATGGATTAAATAACCATTTGGTTAAAGACGCCAAAGGCAATGTCTATTTTTTAAGAAGTATTTCGGGCAATGGATACCATGTATACAAATGTGATTCCCTTGCGGCTGATTCTCTTAAATTCTAATAATAAGCCGGGTGAAAGTCCCGGCAAATCGGATAAGTGGCGGAATTGGTAAACGCTCCACCCTAGTGCGTGGAATTGGTTCCGATCGTGACGGACGTTCGCAAGCGGTCTGCGACAAATCTCGGTTCAAATCCGAGCTTATCCACATTCACAAACCAAAATAAAGACATGGTAAAGTATAACAATGTAAAGATAGAGGGATACGACTCTAAAAAGGAGTATCGGCGCGCTAAGGAGTTGAAACTACTCGAAAAGAAGGGGATTATAACCGGATTGCAAGAGCAAGTAAAATACGAGCTTATTTCGCCCCAATATCGTTTCTATGAAGTGCAGGGAGTGCGGAAGATGCTGCGTAAAAAGGAACTTCTAGAACGAGGCGTTTACTATATCGCAGACTTCGTTTATTATCGAGATGGCGAGTATGTCGTTGAGGATACGAAAGGAGTTCGAACAAAGGAGTATATAATCAAACGGAAGCTCATGCTTTACGTTCATGGAATCAGAATAAAGGAGGTATAAAATGGCGAAGAAAACAACACAGGTACACAAAAGCGATTGCCGGACGTGTCGGAACGGCGGAGAAGAAAAGAACTTTATTTGTTATTGCTCCGTCCTTAAAGTGGGGCGGTCCATAGGGATAAGGATTTGTAGTTATTATGTAGCGCGATAGACTTTATAAGTGTGATGAATATAGACGGATATACGCTAACTGAGAAGATGAGAAAAGCGAGACGACGTTTCAGATTTACCGCCACCGAACAAGCCCTATTTTACGAATTAGTGGCTATTTGTAACGGCGAAGATTGGAGGGACGTTTTCGATTGCTCGAACATTGAACTTTGTTTTGCGCTTAACGTGAATGAGAAAACACTAATAAAAAGCCCGTGAGTCTTTAATAAATGCAGGATTGATTTATTATAAATCTGGCAAGAACAAACGTATTATAAGCTCTTATTCTTTCGTGAAGGAATTTAAAACTACTGTAACTACTACTGTAAATTTTACAGCCAATCAGACAGCCAATAAGGGAGTCAATCAGACAGCCAATGATACAGTAGATAAGGGAGCCAATGATACAGGGGATAGTACAGACTATAATAAACTAAAACAGAAACCAAACAGAAATATACTCTCTAAAGTCTCTCATGGAGATTTTGATTTTATATCTGACGAGTTTTTAGAAGCGTTTTCGCTCTGGCTTGAATATAAGAAAGACAGGCGGCAAAATTACAAATCGGAAAAGTCACTAAAAGCGTGTTATAACAAACTGGTTAAATTGAGCAAGAATGATCCGGTGATTGCGGAGCAAATCGTAAATGAATCGATTGCTAATAATTGGTCGGGGTTATTCGAACTAAAAAACGATAAATGCGAATATGGAAACAAGAAGCAAACAGACCCTGCCGATAGCGGCGATACTATCATACGGACTACCGTACTATGACGAGCCGATAGAATCAGGGAAACGCCCGGAATGGTTTAAAGCGTGTTGCAAATATGTTTGTCCTAACTTCAAGATAGACGATTCGAATAGAAACATAATGAACCAACTGTTTTTGTATACTGAAGGACGATCCGAGAAGCTAGATTCAAATAAAGGGCTATTGTTACGAGGTGACATCGGTACAGGAAAAAGTACTATCATGCAGATTCTAAACCGATATAGTTATTTCACACGCGGCAAAGCAAAGGGCGGCTATCCGATCGGTGGCTTTAGGATTGATTCGGCTTCCTGTATTGCAAACGGCTTTTCAATGCGCGGAAAGGATGCACTAGAATTGTATACTTACAACAACGGTACTCCGCGAATGATCTGTTTTGATGAACTAGGACGCGAGCCAATCCCGGCAAAGTATTTCGGTACTGAACTAAACGTGATGCAGTATATTTTCCAATGTCGGTACGAGTTGAGACATGAGGCAATAACTCATGTTACAACGAACTTAACGATTAAGGAAATACAGCGTATTTACGGCGCGTATATCGCGGATCGAATAAATGAAATGTTTAACGTCTTGGACTTGAACGGAGCTAGTAGAAGATAATTAATACAACGAAACCATGCGAAGCAGAAAAAAGAAACTTGTGTACTTTAAAAAGATTCCGGTTCGCGTCGATCTGGAACAATGGCAAAGGCTCGATAAGATTCGCGCTGACTACCATTTCAAAAGCACATACGAGATTATGCAGTACATTTTAGGCTGCTTTCTCCGGGTTGCTGATCCGATGCCAGGCGATGATGATGAAGAAGTACTACCGGACGAAATCAAAGAAATGTTCTACGATCTATCACAGGCGGAACGACATTTCGAGTATGTAAAACCAAAACGAAAACTACCACAACACAAGGTAGACGAAATGAACGGACAAAAACGATTAGAAGGATTTTAATATGGTTAAAAAACTATCAAACACAAATTATTTGCACGATGTATCAGCAGACCCCGTCGCGGCAAATGAACGGAATCGGAAGTATATCGACCGATTTGTTTCAGAGAATTATAACGGCTTAGTTGCCAAGTTTTCACCCTTAGACGGTACGATAAATTCAAGTGCTTTCGGAGCACTCGACAAATTAAACTCTACGATTATCTCGCTCTATACTGATCCGAATTTACACTTTACGGATTGGGAGCAGGCGAAACAATATCTATCGAACAAGTTCACGGAAAAGGCGATTCGCGTTTCGGTAAAGAAGCCTGTAAAGAGTGAGGATGGAGAAAACGAGGATGAAAGTTAAATAAAAGATTAATATGTCCTCGAAAATGAGGACATATTTGAAATGTATATACTATTCGTAGAAATGAGGAGTAAATCGCATACTATTCGAATCTGTTTCTTCAGTAATATTATGTGTGTTTTTATAATTTATAATAGCTGCATCAATGTGTCCCATTAATATTTCATGATTGTATTTATGGTTGTTCCATAAATCTTCTGTTAAATAGTCAGATTCAAAGTCGAATTTGTATTCTTTATTATTCACTTTGATAGATACTCCAATTTTGGTTTTCATAATAAATATTTTTTTAAGTTATAGCGCAAATATACAAATTATTCAATAATGAACCAAGCACAAAATCAATCAAAGTATTATTATTCCCCTCGTTTTCGTCACTTCAATATCTATCGTCGCGATCCAGATGGAGACACAAAGGTAGATGATGCGGCAACGCAGGAAGAGGCGAAACGGAAAGTCTACGAGTTAAACGGGTGGAATTACAAACCTAAAAACAACACGGTAAAATGAGTAAAGTAAAACAGTACATCGAACAAGCCACTAACGAGCGCATCCGCTCGCGTGGCTTAATCCGAAAAGTCGCTATCGAAGCGGCTCGGATACAGAGAGACGAAACGAGGCGGCAAGCTATCGAAGTGTATAAACAAATGTGTCCGTCTAAGAACTGCAAAGGTTGTGCGAGTCGGATACATAAACAGGAAACACAATTGACTCGATGCGACGGGAATTGTGCCCGGATTAGGTTACTTATTAACGGATTAGACCGGATCGAAACGTTATGTATATAATTAGGCGTATTCAATGCAAATCGGGCGATGTGTCCGAGACGCATTTAGTTGAGATAGAAACGGACGACATCGAGGCGACACGAAAGGAGTTGCACGATTGTTATCAATGTGATAAGATTCTTTTTAATTATGACGAACAATGAGTAGAAACCCGCATTACATTAAGATGATTAACTCCAACAAATGGAAATTACTCCGCGCTAAGAAGCTACAAAGCAATCCGGTTTGTGAAGTGTGCGAAGCGAACAATCGCAGTACACTTGCAACCGAAGTACATCACACCGTCCCGGTTGAGTCCGTGTCGCATGAACTCGGAATGAGACAACTAATGTTTGATTATAACAATCTGCAAAGCCTCTGCCATTCGTGCCACTCTGATGCGCATCGACGTGCTTTCAGTCATTCGAAAGAGGCGATACAGGCGAATAATAAGCGAGCTACGGAACGGTTTGCAGATAAGTTTTTGAAAATATAATCTTATTTTTTTACTAAGTAGATTATTGTTAATCTACTTAGTAAAATTTTTGAGTTATAATTTGTTCTAGTTCATTTATATTTTTAACGCTCTCTATTGCTTTAAAATCTTCTTCTTCTAAATCTTTTGCATTTCTTGATATTGCTGTTTCTGTACTTCCGCCAATAAATATTTCATTCCTTACATTATCCGTATATTCATTACTAATACTAATATATTTTAGATTAGGATATATTCTTACAGCATCTTTTATAACCTTTTTTATTGTTTCAATATCAATGTCAGCTCCTATCCAAATAGCTTTACTATTTTCGTCAGTTGATGGTTCTTCGGAAAAACCTGAATATATGTCTATATTGTTATATCCTTTTTTTCTAAATGCTTTTGCCATATTTGAGGCAGTTGGAACATCAGCCAATCTAATACGGACGCTATTTTCTGAATTTGCTTTTTGGGGTGCATTCGTACTTGATATAGCAACAAAGCATGTACCGTCTGTCTTTTTTGTATTAGATTGTTTTCTTTCTACAATTTCTATTTTACGATTTTTATCATAAAACTGCCTCATGATTACGTAGTTTTCTTCATTTGAAAAATCCGATGGAGCGTATAGGACATTAGATTTAAACCAAAGAGTTACAAAAAAAAGAACTACCAATATTGTTGGAAAGCCTATTAAGAAATATATGAATATCCCTTGAAGTTCTTTGTCAATAAATGGAGTGATTATTGTTCCACTAACTTCCGCTATTCCAGCAAAAATGGCTATAATAGTTAAAGGGTTTTTTACATGATTTATTTTTTCTGTCATAATATTCATTCTTTGTTGATACAAAT